GAAGAACAGATGATGAAGTTACCACGACCACGACGAGTTTGCTGAGCGATAGCATTGGCTTCACGTTCGATTTGGAACAATAGACCTTTGAACTTCTCAACAGACCAACGACCATTAGAGTCAGTGTCTAAGTCGAAAGTACCAGCAGTAGTAGTACCAACTGCAGCACCTGTCTTAGCAGTAGTGTAGATAGTACGGATAACTTCACGGTTAATTTCTGAAAGAATTTCAGTTGAAAGGATGTTGCTCAATTCGCCTTCAGCGTCAAGACCATGAACAGATTTCATGTCTTGTGCTAATTCGATAGAGTATTCAGCTTTCAAAGCACGAGTCTTAGCAGTTACAGAACGCTTCTCGATAGAGAAAGCCATTGCACCGAAAGAACCATCACCAGTACCACCTTGACCAAGACGCTCACCAGCAGCAGTGGATAGACCAGTACCAGTAGTGTTGCTTGATGGATTCCAAGTAGAACCAGCATGAGTGCCAGTACCAGAGAAGTCAGTATCTGCTTCGTTGAACAACGCTTCAGTACCACCTTGAGTAGAGTAGCGTGACTTCATTGCGAAGATCAAGCCAGTTGGTTGAGTCATTGGTTGAACACCAGCAACATCATAAGCGATAAGTTGTGGCATTGCACGACGTACCAAGCTGATCAATACTGGATCAAACTTAGCGAAACCGCCAGTGTCGCCGTAGCTACCAACAGCGTTAGCTGGTGCAGCTTCGTTCAACTCGCCCATGGCTTCATGGCCACGACGCATTTCACGTTCTTGGTTTTCTAACAATACAGCCGTAACTTCACGACGATACTGTTCTTTAATTGGGGCTGCGCCCTCGTGGTCCAATACTGGAGCCCACTTTTTTACTAGATCTTGACGAATAGTCATTTTAGATTTCCTTTTATTTGTTGCGGTTTAGGATGCTTGTGTAAGCAGACATAACTGGATCTAATTTCTTTTCTTCAGTTAGAGTGTCTACTGGTGCATCAGTAACTACAGACTTAACATCTGCTTGTGCTTTAGTTGTGAAATAATTTTCACGAATTGTTTGTAACTTAGTTTTGAAAGTTGCTTCATCTTCATAAGTTAGTTCTTCAGCAAGACCCTTTAGCTTCTCAGCCTGTGTGTCTGCCAAACCATCTGTAGCTTCTTGAACTAATTCAGCACGTTTCAATTCACCGATTGTTTTATTCAACACGATGTTTGACTCAACTGTTTCATTCAACTTAGCTTCGAGTTCTGCAACTTGCTCTTCCAAAGAACCTAGTACATCGAATTTCTCTTCAGGAATATCGATATAGTGCTCTTCAAAGAGACCTTTCAATCCAGATACAAAACCTTCGAGAATCTCAGATTTCATACCATGCTCAAGGGCTATTTCATTCTGTGCAATCCACTGCTCGACTACGTAGTCGAGATATCCATCAACTTTTTCAACAAGACCCTCTTTAATTTCTTCAACTTGCTCGGCAAGTTTGGAATTAAACTCTTCTTCGATTCGTGTCATTTCTTCTTTAACACGACTCGTGACAGCAGCTTCATAAATGGTAGTTGCCTTAGCACGGAACTCTTCAGAGAGTTCTTCACCATTCATAAGTGCGTCGATATCTTCTTTAACACCCTTAACAGAAGTGTCACCAACACGAACTACAGCAGCATCACCAGCTACTGCGTTAGCAGTTGCACGATTTGCTTTCTTTGCAGTAGCATTAGCAGCTTCATCTTCGTCTTGGACGTTGTTCTTATCATTTTCTGGGTTAGGTGTTTCACCACCATTAGGAACAGTATTAGTAGCAGTACGCATAACTGACTGATCGCCAGCCTGTGCACCATCTTTACCTGTATCCATACCACCCTCTTTACCTGATACTGTGAACTCGTCTAATTGTTGTTTATTAGACTCGGCAAGCATCTCAGCGATTTTTTGTTCGATTGACATCGTTTTTCTCCTAACTGGAATAGTTCTATAATTATTTATTATTTATCTGATTTTACTCAGGAAATTTTGAAAAGCGAGGATCTTCGCTTCTTCTAGATTACGTGAAGAAGTTTTACGAATAAATCGTTGCGCTTCTTCAATATGTTGTTCCACAAACTTTCCATCAACGAAAACCCATTCTTTGCTTTCCATAATCCCACGAACGTAGGCATCTGGGGCAGATGGGTCAGCAACGATGTCTGCTGCTGTAGACAGCATAAAATCGTCTTGAACAATTTGAACACCCTCATTATTTGACTTAAGGGATCCAAGTGCTCGACTAGATACGCCAAGGTTTGCGCCACCCTCAAGCAGACCGATAGCGATCTTGCCCATAGGTGTCTCTAGAATCTTTGCTTTGCCGATGTAGTTAGTGCCTTCTTTACGTAGTGATGTGATCAGGTGAGAAACACGATCTAGATTGATCTGTGGATTCTCTGGGTGACCGAGTTCACCGTAAGCACGATTCTTTTCGACATATTCTTTAATGTAACGAACGACTTCTTTATCCATAATTGATTCTGGATACATACGCCCATTACGATTTTTTAATTCTGATTGAAGGAATACACCTTCAATAAAGTGAGTCTTACCTTTACCTAGTTTACTTTCAGTAACTAGGTTTACAGGGTTTTCTAATACTTCTCTAATAAGTTTCATAGTTATGCCTTATCTGGTGAGCCAGAAGCAGTAGTAGATGCACCAACACGAGTAGTGTCATCATAAGAACCATAAGTAGCTGGTTCAACTTTAGTTGCCCAACCAGCAATTTTACGTAGGGTTAAGTATCCTACACTTGCAGCACCAGCAAGAGTAATAACAATATTTGAAGTATTGCTAACAGTATCGCTAATGCCGTCTTGCGTAAAATTAATAGCTGGAGCATTTTCTGGAGCAGCTGCCATTACAACAACACTATTTCTAGTGATAGTTACTCCTGAAGTTAATAAACCCAAAGCCATAAATTTAACAATGTTAACAGTAGGAGTATCAGAATTTCTTGCTTGAGTAGAAGCAGCCAATGTAGAGATATCAATAGTTGCTGCTGTATCAACAGAACTACCTTCAAACTTAATTATAGTCTCTTGATTTGTATTTTTAATTATTGTTGTTCTAATAGCAGCCATCTTATTGTTCCTCTATTCGTTCAAGCACATGAAGGAAATTTTCTTTATCTTCTCTCATGTACTCGATAATTTCTTTTTGGTTTTGTAATAAGTTATTTAGTAACGATTGAGTCGCTTCATTTATTGCAACAACAGAACCATCACTTAGTTGATAGTGCAGTTTGTTTTCAACTACAATATCTAATTTGTTTAGTTTACGGATATCCTGAACAACTGGATCTATAGTAAAAATTTTAGAAGAAGCAAGATCTAGGTATGATTCAATTAGTGTATCAGTAACTTTAACGTCGTGATATTCTTTAATTATATTCGCTATTCGATTCGCTGTAATTTCTTCGTAGATTTCTTTAGTAACAGTTTCTTCTAGATCTTCTGAGTGTTGTTTTGTTTTAATGTATGTTCTTGCTTCTTCAATCGTTTTAAATTCAGTAACAATGTTATTGATTAGAACTTTATCTTGTGCAGTTTTCTGAATCAAATTTCCGAACGAACGGAATGACTCAACAATATCTACACCAGTAGATTTGTTTGCTAGGGATTTAGAAAACTCTCCGTAGTACATTACTCGGCTTCTTTAGTTTCTGGTTGTTTCTCTTCAACTTCAGGTGCTTCAACTTCTTGTTGAGCAATGTTTTGTGTGAAGATGTTAGATGATGCTGCAGCACTATCAAGTGCTTTAAGAACAGAGTTTACTAAGTCAGACATTAACACTTCTCCATTTTCTTTTTCTTGGCTTCAGCAATTTCTTCTTCGCTTAAACCTTCTTCATCAATAGTTACTTCTTCTTCAACAGCTTCTTGTGTCTTAAACATACCTTGTGCTACATTGGCACGCATGTCATCTAAACGAGCGGAAATCTTTTCTGCAATAGCTGCATTGAAAGATGATTCAGTTTCCATTGCATTACCGTCAGCAATAGCGTTAATTAAATTATTAATGTTACTCATTTATTATCTCCTTGTTGTGTCTGTTGTTGTTCATTAGGATCGGGCAAAGCATTTTGAACAACATAGTTCTGTTGAGCAGTTTGTGCAACCCCAGCAACAGTACCTTCAATTTCAGCATGACTCATTTTATCATCCTGATCTTCTTGCATTTCTTTTTCCATCTGATCAATGTCCGCATCAGTCTGCATTAGAACATTTTTACGAATCCACTTTGACGAGTAGTACTTGCCAATGTAAGGATCCATTTGTTGCAGAATTGCAATACGATTTTGTAGCAACTCAGCATCCTTTAATTCATTAAAGTGATTATCCTCTTGGAAGTCGTAGGTGATGAACTGATCCATCTCATCCCACTCATCGCCACGGATAATTCCTTTTGCTACTAACTGAACACGTAATGTGTGAGAGAATAGCACAGAGAATTTCTTACGTAGTCTAGCAATAAACTTGCTAAACTTAATTTCATCACGAGTAATTTCTTGCGAACGTCCAAGGCTAAAACCTTGAGACTGAAGCATACGTGACATTGGCACATTCAATGCTTGATAAAGTTTTTTCTGGAAATATTCAATGTCTTGAATGTCGCCAAGGTTTTGGCCACCTGGAAGAGTAGTAATCTCTGTACCCTTACCACCTTCACGACGAGGCATCCAGAAATCTTCCATCATTGAAAGATGCTTACGATCATCACGAGTTTCGCCAGTAGTTGCGTCATACACAACTTTGTTACGGAACTTGTTCATAATGTCGTTTACATATTGCTCAGCTTTTAACTTAGGTAAGTTACCTACATCAACGTAAAACACTCTACGTTCTGGAGCACGACTGATGCGGTAAATAACAACCGCATCTTCAATCATCTTAAGTTGGTTTACTGGCTTAATTGCTTTATGCAATGGGGAAAGTGTCATTCCCGTATTTGCATCTTGCAAACCAGATGGTGCATAAACAATCGAATCAATCGACAGTTTTACACCCTGAGTTGATTGCTCAGTAATACCTTTGTCATTGTAAAGAAAATATTCATCTACCTTCTTTACAATTTCAACTCCCTCAGGACTACGTTCTTTGGTTACGTTCTTGATACGACGGATCTTACGAGGATCAACATAACGCATCTCAACGATACCTTGTTTGATATTCTTCTCATCAATTAAGATATGGTAGTATAATCGCCCATCAATATACCATGAGCGAAATATATCATGTCCTTTGATATTAAATCTAAAAAGACGCAAGACCATATCAAATTCATCACGAATCTTTTTCTTGATACTATCAGATACCTTTAAGTTATCAAGATTAACTTTTACCGTAGAGTTATGTTCATCAGAGATAATCGCTTCATTGATAATGTCTTCAATTGCAGCATCGCAATCAGCATACTGAGATGCTTCGCGATATCGGCGAATTAAATCATTTTCATTTTTAACGACACCTTCGATGTCCATGACCATGCCATAATAGGCACTGGCACTCGCAACGACAGTAGAACCATCGTCAGATGGGGGAGATACAACACTCCCCACATCCAACTGTTCTTTTTTACGTTTTATTTCAAATCCAAAAACCTGCATAATTAAATTTTACCTAACGAATTAGATGTTAATTGGGAAATTTCCAATTGGAGTATCAACAGAAACATTAACGCCAAAACTATTACCCTCAGTACTATTGCTAGTAAAGTAATTGAATTGGAATTCAACATCAAAAGTTTCAATTTGGTTTTGTTGTTCAAAGTCAAGACCGATTGCGCCAATGTTAATTGGGAAAGCATCAGTAAATTTATATACTTTAACGTCTGCACCATTACGATCTAGCTGGTGAACAGTCATATCAACTTGGTAGTCACGTGGGTTCGTGCGACCAGTAGTTGCAGAGTAGTTCTGAATACCAGCTTGCCACTGTTCAAACGCATTGCGAATGTTGAACGAAGTGTCAGTGTAGCAAGTAATAGTCCATGGTTGGAAAGTACGTTCACCAGCAAAGTTTACTGGACGACCACGATAGAGAACACCGATGTTCTCTAAAGTAGAAGCAGGTAACTGAGCAGCTTTACACAAGAATTGTGCTTGCTGTCCAGCTACGATACCACCAGTAACGTATGATGGGAAAGAAAGTTGCACACGGAATTGATTTGGGCGTGCACCGCCACCAATCATAACCGCTTTAAAGTCAGCAATATTTGCCATTTGTTATCTCCTTATCCTTTATTTAGTTCTATTATTGACCACCACCAATTTCACTAAACGCTACAGAAGAGCGAGCAGCAACGAAATTGAGAGTAATAAAGTTGATAGAACGATTTGGCTTGATAAAGATGTCAGCAACGAATTGGTTCGCATCGATAACTTCACCAGTGTTGTTTGTAGCATCACACTTAACAACGAAGTCAGTAATACCACGACGACCCTGAACATCACGCAAGAACGGCTCAACCAAGTTGCGGAATTGTGCACGAGTAAATCCATCATTGAATTCGAACAACTGGAATTTAGCAGCTGTAGCGATAGATTTTTCAAGGATGATAAACAAGCGACGTACGTTAATACGATCAAAGGCAGATGGTTTAGCCAATAGAGTCTTATCACCGAACAACACAGTACCTTGTCCTGGGAAAGTCACAACTGGATTTACACCAACTTTGTAAAGGTTATCACGATCTGTCTT